CTGCATTCCTCTTTTGGTAAGTGAATGTGATCTACGTCACAAATTTCTGGACAGCTGTACCTCGCCTGCGGACACTCATCAGTAATGTATACACCATACTTATTAGCTCCTAAAAATATTAATCCTAATATTAAGTTCCATAACACAATTCATTTAAATACTCCCCTCTTTACTATGTTCTTCTAAGGTCTCAGCTATTTCCTTTTTTGACGGTTTATCTATTAAAAGTCCAAAATCTTTAAATAACCATTCGGCCAACATCTGTGCCATTATATCTTTCACGTTCTTTTCCATCCTATCTTAACCCACCACCTCCACGTCTACGTCCTTTATCCTTTTTACCTCTACGCCTACCAGCTTCTATTTTTGTATCCTCTGGAGGTAGGGCATGTATTTCTCCTATATTTAGTAGTGCGGAAAGTACGATTAACTTTATCATGCTGTTATCCAGTTTCTAGCTTTAGGTTTCTGCTTATACCATCCATCTCTTGATTCTTGTAAACCAGTTGGTGGATGTGCATATTTACATGCATAAGCTAAAGCATCTATGGTATCATCATGGGCCATACGTGGCCCAAATGTCATTATCTCCCTATGTAAATCATAATGCATCTTCTTTATATGTACCTGACCTACTGCAAATCTTTGAGCAAGTATTTCTTGTATTCTATCTCTTTTACTCATTCTAGTACCAGGTTTCTCTTCTTTGAAAGGTATAATAAACTCATTACGTCTTCTCATCTCTGCACGTATTGACTGGAATATAGGTTTAGACATTGTTGTGTCTTCAATAGTAAAAAGAGTTGGATTATAGAATTTAGCATAATCAAATATATAATCTACTATTCCTTTTTTGGTAGCTCCAGAAACACCAAGTACAGGTAAGGTTCTATTACGTATATAATCAAGAACATAAATATTATTGTCCGGGGTAACAGCTATCACAATTATAACACTAAAGTCAGTGTTTCTCCTTGCTGAGTCAGTTGCCGGATCTACTCCTACAAAAATGTTACAAGGCTTAGGGTCGTCTCCATCGGGTATAACGAATGTAAGACCTGTATCAGCATCCTTAGTAAAAGTGCCATCCCAATACTTAATATGATCCCTATTAAAAATTGAATCTTCTTCACTTTGTACCTCCATCATATATTCTTGGTAGAATTTTTGTGGAGTTCCACTATCAGTGTAGAACTTTTTCTTTCTCTCCATCTCTTTATGACCAAACCATGAAGGCCAAAGAGTAGTATTATCATCCATTAAAGCTTTATATGTAATAACTTTCCAAGAATAATCGTCATCTTGTTTTATAGCTTGTTCATGTCCTACTAGAATTTTCTGAATAAAGCTATCATAATGTACTGGAGTACCATTTATTCTTAATCGTCCTGTTTTCGGTTCCAATGCAGGAAAGACAACAGCCGTAACAAGGTTGGAAATCTTCGCCCTAGATTCAGGAGTAATAGTGTTATTCTCATCTTCAAAATCATCCAGCACAATAAGATCATACCTTTTATGAAGTTTGGCACCACCACGAATACCACTAAGATTACTCTTAGAAATAAGTTTCGTACCGTTTTTAAGCTCGATATCATCTTCAGTCCACTTCCTTCCTTTTAAGTCTCCGAAATAGTACTTTATTTTATCATTAAATTCAATATGGTATTTAATATAATCTAAATTAGGGACAGAAATCTTAGAGCTTGCAGCCACCCATCCATAAAACAACGGTTCTGTTGTAAAACAAAAGTCATGCAGGATGTTACATTTAGTAAGCACAGTCTTACCGTGACCCCTGGGTAAAATAACTGCAAGCTGCCTAAGACTAGTATCCATTAAAGCATCAGCTACTTCATAATGAAAAAAAGGAGTTTCGGATCTCATGAAGTCATCTGGTAAGAAGAGTTTCCCAAATGCTATTAAATCTTTAAAAGCTAATTGTAGCTCTTCTTCTGCTTGTGATACATTTCTTGAATTAATATTTGCCATTAAAAATCTTTTGTAAGTTTAAATTGGTAGTTATCTTTACCAAAATCAAAACTAAGATTGTAATCTTTTTTAAATCTCTTTTGTAAATTTAAAGTCCTATCATCGAGTTTGAGTGTAGATTCCCATCCACCTGGCAAATCTTTCTTTATATGTTTATTTTTAAAGATACTATATAGATCTTTACCTAAAAAGTCTATGATACTTTGTTCTTTTTCTTTAAAGAAATTACTCACTATCTTTACTTCTTATAGCCATTTCTTTTAATCTACTGATATCCCCATAATGTTTATCTGCTAATTTATAAAACTTATTAGCCCACCATTCCGATGTATTCTTTTCATCAAACTCATTAAATCCTGGTTTAGAGCTAAATAGATCGTAATCTAACTTTCTTTCCTTAATAAGATCTAAATCTAAATTTGCTATATAACGTTTTAGAGTAATCTTATCTCGATCTCCAACAGTAGGATCTGAAGCATACATACCTTTATATACATCCATTACACTTTCTTCAAATTCTTTTTTTCTAGCAGGAGTATATTCTTCATCATATTCTGATGTAGCTTTAGTTTGCCAAGGAGATTCAAACATAATAGCTCCACCTGCTACTTCATCAGGAGCTCCTTTCCTCATAGCTGTAAATGCTTCTCTATCATCGTAATCTGCCATATTGTTCCTCTTGTTTTTCTTTTAGTTTTCTCCATTTAGGAGTATTAAAGTAATCTCTAATTTTTTGTGCTGGGGTTTTCTTCATGCGAATATATTGTCCTCTCTTTTCCATTTATCTATTAACGAAGATTCCATCCCCACGTCATTCCTGCTACTCCATTGCTTTAAACCTTTAATAGTTAGGCCACTTTCGTCCCACTCCACTCTCCTTCTTTCATTTCCACTTTCATCTTTCATCCCAAATTTGCCCATATTTTTCTCAAGCCCTTCCCAATCGCCTGTAGTTACTTGCCTCCAAAAGCCGGGAGCAGTCCCTCGAGGATCGGACTCGCCCATTTGATAGTAAACACTAGTAATAAGATTTTTCAATCCATGAGGTAAGGTTGCAAAATTACCTATCTTTGAATCTTTATTAAATTCTTCTACTATAGGCTTTACCTTTGATCCAATTGTTTTCTCTAACACAGTTATTTGTTCATCATGTGTAAGAGTTAATTCTGGATTAGCAGCTACAAGATCTTTAGCTACCTGGCCAGTTTTTCCTAAAAATAGACTTATTTTTCTTATAATTGCAGCGTCCTCTTTTTTATCGAATATCCTATGTATATCATAAAGATCATGTTGACCTAAATCAAACCCTCTCGCTATTGTAGCTCCACTTTTACCTGCCTCACCCGGATAATGTAACTGTGGATTGCTTGGCCCCTCTATTCCTTTAGTTGATAAAAATAAGTTTAAATCTGTCCAATCCCAATCTTCAGCCATTCAAAAACTCCTTAGTATATGTAATAATATAGCTGTATATGCTATAGTCTTCCAGAAAGCAATCTTTCTAGTCTCCATAGCTAATACTTCTATTAATATAGATTTCATTCAAATATCTTCTCTTCATAGTCTTTACGCTGAAATGCTTGAAGAATCATATCTTCTAGATCAGCTTTTCTTCCATACTTAGTATCATATATCTCTAAATCTTTACCTATAATAAACCTATTAGGGTGTAGATCGTGTTTAAATTCAGAAGGGAGGTGCTTTCTTTCATCAAGACCTGCTCCTGCTTCATATGCAGCTCTATAATCATAGTAATGCCTAGGATCATCTGGATCAGGACTTACATTAGACCTTTCAGCTATATCTGAATACCATCTAGAAAATTCATCATCCTCTTCAGGTGCTAAAGGTTTAGATATAAAATCAAGTACTCCCATCTTCTAACTCCTTAGGTCTTTCAACTTCTTCTAGTTTCTCTGGAGTGAATCCTTGAAACAATGCTCCAGTCATTGTTGTTACTTGAGTTTTATTTTTATCTTCCATATCTAATATATCTGCCAATTTAAACAAAGCCTTTAACTTGGTATCAGCTTTATCGCAAGAGTTGATTACCTCCTTAATATTACTAAGTACATAGTTTTCATCTAGTCCTAATGCTTCCATATAAGGTTTTAATTCTTCTTTCATCTTGCTCCTTACTCTTGCTGTTTTGATAAGCTGTCCTGCTCTGATACCAGCATAATTCGGATTGTTTGTAGGAAAAGCTGTAAGGTATGCTTCACGTGGATCCATACCGGATGCCAAATGCGTAACAAACAACTCTTCACGGGTTGATAGATTCTCTCTTTCTTCAAGTCTTTGATTTCTTTCAATGTTTCCTCCCAATGAATATATGTTAACACGTTTAGAAGTATCCATCTTTATCTTAGGAGAAACAATAAACGTACCAGTGCATGTACCTACATAGGCAACCTTTCGCACTTTGCCCTTAGGCTTTATCATTGTTCCTTTACGTAGTATCTGAATATAGCATCCATCATCGGCTAATACCCAGTCAAATACATCACCCTTACGCCAATCCTTTATCGGGTAGATATCAGACGGTAATTCATCCACTGATTCAAATACTGTATATTGTATGTTATTAACTGTGTAATGTCTCATCTTGTGTCCGGAGCCCCCTAGGGCTTCGGTAGCTTATGTAATTCCCATTATTCCATATAAGTCTAAATACTTGGCTATCTCTGCTGGTAATAATATAGTTCCATCTTCAGTCTCAAGCCAAATCTCTGAACTATCTTTATCAGACTCTTCAAATACATCTTCAATTAATAACCTGTACTGCTTCTTCATAACGGTTAACTCCAATATTAGATAGAGGTATCCCTGAGAGGGAGAACCCTATTTTTTGGATCTTTAACTTAAAATTTCACTATAAGACCAGTAATTTCTCCCATATCCCTAAGCTTATATTTAAGCAATTTTTATCGGTTGTCGGGGGAATCTTTAACCTCTATATGAGGTAGCAACCCAACGTCTGACCCATCTAGCAGAACCATTTCAGGGGTACTAGCTGGGTGATAGCTTTATACTACCGATGCCTTAATATACCCTAATAAATAAATTCATGCAAAGACTATTATTTTATTTGAGAAACAACAGTATCAATATCATGACTATCTTGTCAAGAAACCATAATAAAAGAAGTAAATTCAATCGCCTTTCCATGGGGGTAATATATGACACTTATACCTAAGTTTCAAAAATTATAGCATTTTAGTGTGTGGTGTTTCATACAAAGGTACACCCCTAAAAGGGGTTTTTAGTTAACACTTTTACGTTATTTTTGATTTGATTATTTATGTTATATATTATGTAACTATTAATTATAGGAGACAAATTATGTCTGAAGAAAATGTAACACCTGAAGAGACTGAGAAGTCTGAACCTACTAACCAGTTTAATAGTGCCTTGACTAATGATCTTAAAGAAGAGTATGAGGAAACAAAGGCTCAATATAAAGCTGCTAAGAAAAATGCTAAGACTGTACAAGAACGTATAACTGTAATGAAATTGTATCAGGATAGTTTGATTGACTTTGCAGTTGAATCTCGTATACTTCAGGATTGGCAACTTAATACCCAAATCAACCAAGAGATTGATGCGATAACTCGCAGGGTATCTACTGGTCGAAGGGGCTGGTAACAAAGGTTATACAGAGAGATAGTTATCCGTTTCACTCTCTGTATTACTTATGTCCACTCAAGCGAGAGGAGATAAGATAAGTACCAACTCATACCAAACTTCACCCCAAGTCTAACAGCAGGATAGGACTATAAAGTTCATACCTTTTCGAGTATGCGATTGCATTGTGCATAAAGACCTGCTAAATAATTATGGTTGTGATGACCAAGTAGAGAATATGAGATATCTACTATAAATCCATTTTAATGGGACTGTGTATACAGCTAAACGAATCTGGCAAGAATGCACTCATAATTTCAAAGAAAGACTAAGCTCTGGATTGCCATCTTAGCACATGCCATTGATATAGAAGAAGGGTGTCAGTAATTAATAGGCACACTATATCAATACTATTTGCGTCAAGTTACCTACAAGTATCTTGAACCGGTGAAACAATCCTATTGTAGTAGGAGCGTTGACTATGGGAAGCAATGATCAGCCAATTAATGTGCATCTTGCAGTCTGGTGAAAGTCAGACCTGATCAAATATTTATTGAGAGAGTTATAGTTGGGAACTACCCACACGTGGTAGTTATATAATCTAATGTGATCAAGACAACAAGCTTGACACTCAACGGTGTTGAAGGCTACTCTCACTAAGTTGCAAGAGGTATAGTGACAGTACTTGATGATAGTTTGAAATAGTAGTATATATCAGTGGTAGAATATGTCAGTCGATGATACGCATTGGACTACACTTACTGTACGGTTTGGGAAATAATGGAGAGTGTATAAATAAAAGCTCGTGTATTGCAACAATACTTTGAGGGGATGTGAATCCCTACAACCTGATTTGGCGGTCTATAGCAGACTCATGAACTGTGTTGTCATGCTTGTGTATTTCTACACCATGTACTGGGCTGCCTTATCAAATATACTAAGCGGGAGAGTGAAACGGTTACACGCTAGGCTCATAACCTAGAAACAGTGGGTTCGACTCCCATTTCCCGCATCCAATTAAATCAACATATATTATGGAAGGAATAGGATGAAGAGTTCTAAAGTAAGAAAAATGGATAGAAAGAAGAAAGCTAAAAAAGTAAGTGCTAGGAAATCTGATATACATCGTAAAAGACGTTTAGATAATAAAGCTAAGCGTGCTGAAATACATGCTATTGATCCTGATATTAAAGTAAAGATAATAGATCAAGTAACTTATGATGATCTTGGTACTGAAATAATGGTAGAAAATGGTAAGATAAAGACTGTTGAACCTGAAATTGTTGTAGCTGCTGATGAAGGTGAAGTTAATGTAATAGTTGAAGCTGAAAAAGGTAGAGCAATAGATGACCAAATTGAGAAAGAAAGAGTGGGTATGTTTGACAAACTTATTGAAAGATTTAAAAAGAAAGATAAGATACCACCTCTGTAGTAATTTGACAATTAAACCAACATAGGAGTTATAATGAAAAATAAATCTAGTTTCTTAAATAATTGTTATGAATGGTTATTTAGTGAAGAAGAAAGAAAGCCAATAGGATTCATAGTTGTATTCTTTTTAATGATAATAATATCTATGACTGTAAGCTTATTTATAGTTGCAGTTGATAGATATATGGAAGGTTGGGTAAACTATTTATGGAATTGAAAAGAAAGATTATAGTTTGTTTGATCTATGGCATATCCTTTTTAATAGTCCTATATGTACTAGTTACTCTTATTGAGGTAACACATGCATGATATTGGAACTATTAAGAGGAGGA